GTGCATGGGTTTCATCCTGCCATAAGTATCTATCTTTAAGTGTCTCTACTGAGAAAGTGTTTAGATTATCTTCTCTAGCATAGTCAATAGTTATGCCTAAGTAATCCTGCTGTCCTACCTTAACTGTCATTAGTTTTACCTTCTTCTTCTATAATAGCTATCAGCTTGTTCTCATACCATTGTGCTTTGCGTAAGTCTTTAATAGCGTTGCTCTTGCTTCTAAAGCGCCATCTATACTTAAATGAGTTGCCTCTAAGAAAACCTATGAATTCTTCTCTGGATAACATAGACTCTATAGCGTCAATACATTCTACAGCGCCTTGGTCTGCATAGTGTGTAGGGTTATTAACATCATCGTCACCCCAAGCAGTCTTAAACTTGTACCCTTGGCGTGTGTAGCTGCTTGTCATCTTTGCCTCTGGCATATTCTCATCTTTTGTAGGGAACAAAGGATGCTGGTCTGGACCATTACGGTGCCACTTGTTTATCCTGCTCCATGCTTCCGGTGATTCATCATCAATACTCTTGGTCATCATCGTCTCCCCAATCATTCAGTTCCTGGCCCTCTAGTTCTTCTTCAAACAAAGCCAGCCTGTTAATAAATTTATCTTCAAACCTGTCTACTATTTCTTCCGCTGTAACATCCAGTAAAGTGAGCAGGTCATCTATGTCGTAGCGTGTTAATACACGTTCTTTAATTTCATCCATTGTCAAGGACATAATCTACATACTCATCTAATGTGTAAAAATCAAACCCTTCCTTGCTGCACCACTGTCCCATAGTTATCTTAGAACCCTTTCTAACTTTCTTGTTAGGGTCAGACAGTACAAATACTAACTTAGTAGGTGCTATCATATCACGGATAGCAGTGTACTTTTGTGTATCCCCTGCTCTAAAGAACCCTTTAGTTTCTATGATGTCCCCTGTCTTCTTGTCTACAAAGTCTGGTTTGTACTTCCTATGGGTAACATAAGGTATGTCATATGGCTCATATAAGAACCTACCCTTGGGCATGAGTTTAGCAAACTTCTTCTCAAGCCCAGACCTATAGACAGGCTTAGAGGATCTCTTGGACTTTAGGCTCATTGACAACCTCCGTTAAGTATCTAGGTCCGTAGCTGTAAGCAAAGGCTCTAAGGTTAGGGTAACAGGCGTGTTTAAAGTGACAGTAAGAGCATCCTGTAGCAAGCTTCATGTTGCCTGACTTACCGTCTGGGACAGTCTCATAGCATAGCTCCGGTGGTTCTTTCTGTTCCACCATCTCTTTAATATGTATAATTCTATCTTCAATGTCTTTACCTAATACTTCATAGACAGGTGCTTGCTTGTCCTCTAGGTCATACTTCAAGAATGTCAAGTGACCATTGGCTTTATCCATAGCAAGCCAACCTACCTCAGTCTCACCTTCAGACCTAGCGTATCCTTTGATCTGATCTATGTAGCCAAAGGGATCATCAAAGGCTAGAGTAGCGTCCTTAAACTTCTTAAAGCCAAAGGTACTTGCAGACTTAACATCAGTTACAATGCCATCTATCTTGCAGTCCATACTTCCTCTAATGCCTTGTACTTCAGCTTCAGCCTGTTCGTGGGTAACTGTATGACCAGCTAGGCGTACAAACAGTAGCAGCATTTCCTCAATCAAATGTCCATACATGAACTTGACTAAGGTATGAGGCTGCATCTTTTCCTTTGGGCCTACGTTGTTGTAGTGGTTCCATAGGTATCTATCAGTCTTACCTATGTTTGACATACGCAGTTTCCTGCCATCAAAGCTACCACGCTGAGTAAACTCTTTACGCATTAGAGCTTTACAGGCTTCACCAAAGTCATCAATGATTTTCTCTGCGTCTACAGATCTATCAGGAGACTTGTACTGGACAAGCTTGTATATGTCATCTACCAAAGTGTTAGTTGTTTTCATTAAAGTGTCCGTCCAATATGTCTTTAGCTACGTTAGCACCTACTACAAACCATTCATTCTTACTGGCGTGTGTTTCTCGTAACAGGTTATGTGCTTCTGTTTCAGCTTTTCTTCTATCAGGTACATCATAGGCAGCTACTAGTATGTAATCCCTGTAGGGTGTACCTGTTTGGAAGCTACTAAGTCTATCCCTTGCATCCACTGCCATGCCTATCTTGCACCAGCTAGGGTAAGCAGGGCTGTACAGTATGTACACCTGACCTTCCTTAGCTGTACTGTAGTTCTTTAGGGACTCAAATGCTGCATGGTCAAAAGATTTATAAGTACCTGCCTTATACAAAGGATGTGTTTTTGATATTAACTTACCATCAACATACATCCTCTTACTTCTATTCTCTCTGCTGTTTTTATTTTGGCAAGGTTTGCAGTAAGTCTCATATACTACTAACTTGTGACGATAAAACTGGTCAACAGGTTTAGTAGTTAAACACTTAGGGCAGTACTTAGTGTGTGTCTGCCCAACTGTCTCCAACCTTGTATTCCCCTGTAAGGGGGCAGTTGAGGTTGTAAAAAGATCCTGCTGCTTCAAGGCAGGAGACTGCAAGTCTTCCATAACTGTCTTCCTGTCCTGCTCTAACTTCTGCTTGTACTTCATCATGTATATTCCCCACAAAGTAGTAATCTAACGAATGTAGTCTACCATATTCTTCAAGTAATTGTAATGCTTTTTTCATAACAATCGCACCCGCACTCTGTAGCAAAGTGTTCAGTGCTGAGTGCTCTGATCTAATATGCAGCACTCTACCGTCTAGTCCTTTGATGACTCCACTAGCTGCTTCTCTAGCAATGCTGTCTTTAAGATTTGCAAATGCTGGGAGATTAGACATAAATCGTTGTTTAAGTTCTCCACCAAGTTTTGCGCCGCCCAGTGCCACACTTCCAAGTTTTGCATCTCCTGCTCCGTACAAGAGTGCATAGATGAAAGTCTTTGCCTGATCTCTTGATTCAAGTCCTGCAAGTCCTTGGTTTGCTGTGTGTATATCTCCGTTAAGGATTTCATTAGTATACTCCTGATCATTCATGTAATGAGCTAGCATTCTTAGCTCTAGTCCACTGGCATCAAAGCCTACTAGCTTGTAGCCATCTCTAGCAATAAAGCACTGCCTACACTGCTTACCATAGGGTGAGTAGCTTGCCGGTACTTGTGCAAGGTTAGGTTTACTGTGAGTCATACGGTTAGTTACAGCACCTAGTGTATTCACATAGCCATGTATCCTATCTGTATCATTATTAGCAGCTTCTACCCAAGACTGCACCTGAGCTACTCTTTTCTGCAACATAAGGTACTTGGCTATTAGCTGTGCTTCCGGTATGTCCTTAACAGCAAACAGTATTGACTCATCTACAATTGGCTGATCAGTAGGTGTAAACTTTTCAGGCTTCCATCCAAAGTCCTGTAGGTATTCACCTATCTGTTTCCTAGAGCCTAGATTAAAAGGTTTAAGTACTTTACGCATGAAAGGCTCCATGCAGCCTGACTCTATGACCTTAGTAAACTCATCGTCAGTTAAACCTACCTTGGATAAGCTGCCGTCCTTCTTGAGCTTGGGTGTAACCTCCTTTACATCCACCCACTTAGGCTTGAAGTTCTGGTGTACAGCCCACTCAAGTTTCATCTTGGTTTCTTTCAGGTCAGCCAGTAACTCCATAGAATGTCTCAAGTCCAACAACCAACCATTCTTGGTCTGCTTCTGGATGATATGCTGTACATCATGTTCTAAGTCTATGGACTCCTTGCTAAAATTCCTAAGCTCTAGCTTTAGCTTGTCATAGGCTTTAGCTGTTACCTTCACATCCTGAATACAGTACTTCACCATCTCAGGTGTCAGGCAGGACCAATCACTGTAGTCACCTTTAGGGAATTTAAGTATCTCACCCCAGTTAGATAGCCTATGACCACCTTCACGGCTAGGGTTAGATAACCTAGACATAACCAAGGTGTCCTCAATCCTGGATTTGTCCACAAAGATATTCCACAGCTTCCACAGCACGGGCATATCAAAGCCAATTAGGTTATGACCTACTACCTTAAAGTCACCTGCTAAGGTTTGTGTAAGGCTCTCAGGGGTGTAGTGTTCCTGTACTACTCCATCCTGCATGGTCACTGCTACCCAGATTGTGTCAGGGTCTAAGCCATTGGTTTCTATGTCTAGGAACATTGGTTTACTAAAAGCCACTCTCAGCCTCCTTAGGTTTACTAACCTCAGTCATCCTAGAAGTAAACCTATCGTACTTCAGATAGCAGCACTCACCAGTTACACCTGAGTATCTGTTCTTCAATACTCTAAGTGTAGTGGTGTTGCGTCTGTCCTCATTGGGTTCCTGTTGGTTACGTTCCAAGCCAATTACCATATCGGATAACTGAGCTATGGACTGTGAACCTCTAAGGTGATTCAAGCTAATCTGTCCACCGTCCTCATGTGCTTTACCGTCCGCACGTTTAAGGTGTGAGACTAAGAACAAACCAATGCCTAACTCCTGCACCAGTGATCTAAGGTTAGTCATAATTAAGTCAATTGCTTTACGTTCATCATTACCTTCTTGACCTGAAACCACTATGCTCAAGTGATCCAAGACTATCCACTTACAGTCCAAAGCCTTAGCCATGTACCGTATCCGGTTCAAAAGGTTGTCACCATTTGTGCTGCCCCAATGGTCAAACATAAAGTACCTGCCAGTGCCTAGGGTTTCCTCCCATATTGGCCTTAGCAGTTCCTTGTCTAAGTCTTCCTCTAGGTGTAGTGGGCAATCAGCCTGAATGGACATAATCCCTAGGGCTGTACGGGTTACTGCTTCCTCTAAGGCCAAGATACCAATGTTGTCATCAGTAGCATTGAGCAGGTAGTGCTCTAGCTCACGGACTATCTGGCTTTTTCCCATTCCCGAACCACTGGTAATGGTTACTAGCTCATAGGGTCTAAAGCCTTTGGTGAAGTTTGTAAGCCCTTGCCACGGGTAAGGTATAGACTTAACCTTCACACTGTTCACCAGTTCATCCCATGTATCAGCACCGGATACAATTCCATCAGGTTGATAGGTCTTAGCTGACCACCATGCACTGACAAAAGCTTGCACCTTACCTGCCTGGAGCATCTCACCAGCATCCTTAGCTGGCAGTTTGCATATCTTTAGCTTACTAGGGGAGAACAGGTCTTTAACGGCCTCTACAGCGTCCTGACCGGCTTGGTCTTGGTCAAAGCATAGGACTACTGAATCATAACCTTCTAAGAATTCAAGATTGTCCTTGATGTCTCTAACAGCACTGCCAGCACCTGACCTAAGTGATACACAGTCCCATTTACGTTCAAACATTTCACTAATTGCTAGGCAGTCTAATTCGCCTTCTGATATGGTTATAAACTTGCCTTTACCTCTACAAGTTTGCTGACCAAACAACTGTGCGTCCTTCATGCTTCCGGTGCCAAAGAACTGCTTGCCGTCTACTACCCTAACCTTTGTTGCTACCATCTCATTACTGTCATTGTAGTAAGGGTAACTATGTTTTTTAATTGATCCATCTGCATTATGTTCAACTGTTACGTTAAACTTCTTTGCAGTCTCTTGGCTGATTCGCCTGTCCTGAATAGGACTAATGGTGCCTGTCATTTGTTCCAATGGCCTCCTTAATTGGGTGGGTGCGCTGTATTGCGCTACATTGCCATTTGCTTGTATGTGATGATTACAACTGAAGCAGTGAGCACTCCCGCTAGTATACCTAGCAAGAGCGTCACTTGATCCACACTCAGGGCATGGTTCGTGCTTTACGAAAGGATCATCACCAAACTGGTTAGAATCCTTCTTCAAAGGCGCCTTCTCCACTTGATTCACCTAGTTCCAAGATACGCATCTTAGAGATATAGGTAGGGACACCACCAGTAGGGTGTGGTGGCTTCTCAGGCCACTGTATACGCACTACAGTTCCCCTAGGTAGTTCTCTACCTTCAAAGTCAAACTGGTTACCTTCAGCGTCTACAATGTCGGAAGGTTTTAGTGCGTACTTGGTTTTGAATTGTCGCTGGGGGATAGCTGGTGTGTCTTCATCCTTCTGGTAGTCTTTGAGTTTTACCCCACGACTAGAAAGTAATGTAGCTTCTTCAGGTTCTAACTGAAGTGTTACGTTAAATTCATCCTTACCAAAGGCTGTATCTTTAGTTACCATATTGCTGAATGCAATCTTTCCAGTGCTTAACGGCATAGTTTTTACCTCATGTTGTCGTTAGTTATCTATAGTTAAACCAATGTTTTATCTATTATGTGAGTAATAAAGTGAACATTGGAATACCTAAGGATTATACACAAGTTATCGTTATTGATTATTACAAAACTGTAAAGAATTGTAACAGTTTGTATCAGTTCCTAGTTTGCACCTCCATTCTTTCAATTAGTTCATCTACGTCTTGCTCATTATTAAGGAGGTTTGGGTATTTTGCTGCTTTTGATGCTAAGGCGCATAAGTCGCACAATTCATGTTCTTTGCTATCCTCCAAAATGTAATTACAAGCTTTGCACATTGACATTAGTGTACCTCACCAAATAATTGCTTGTATAAGGCCTCTAAATCGCCCGTAGAGCGGTTTTCAAGCTCTTGTGATAGGTAGGCACTAGCTGTTACTAATAGCTCTGAAACAGCCATAGAATTCATCCTGTACTCAATCAACTCATTTATCATTTGAAGCCTTGCGTGGTCTTCTGCGTCCAGTTCTTCTTGATCTGAACTAGCGTCTACGTCGTAAAATGATGTACTCATGTTTTATCCTCTATAAATTTATTTCCTATGTCTTCTATTGCATTTCCTTCTAATTTAGCCGCTATATCTTCCATCTCTCCAAACTCTATATCACAATAAGTACATCCCCT